GCTGACAGGTGAAGCCGCTGGGTGGACATTCTTTGACGGGGCCGCCAAGCCTCGCATCTTGATTGACTCCCGTGAGCGTGGATGGAGCCGCGTTGAGACGATCCTGCACGAACTGCTGCACGCCAGCCTGGGGCCGAACATCTCCGAGGAAGCCGTAACAGAGGCGGCCCGAGTACAGCGGCGGGTTCTGGCGATGCTCTACACGATGACGCCGAAGGAGTGACGCATGGCGAAGTCTGCACTGTCCGCAATCGACGCAGCGGTGGCCGAGGTTGCCAGCCAGCACCGTCTGACGTGGATCGACCGGCTTCCTGACGAAGCTCGCAATCTCATGCTCGCCGCCCGCGAGAAGTTCCAGGCTGGCGGATACGGCGAACTCAAGCGGCTTACGCTCGCACGCATACTGCACGAGCACGCGGAGAAGCAGGGGTGGAAGGTTGCAGACCCAACGAGGTTAGCGCAATGGCTCGCAAAGCAAGACTGACCGAGATCGACGCTGCCGTGGCATCGGCGGATCAACTCGCAACTGATGCCGAACTGGCACGGCTGCGGGCCGAGTTGGCGTCATACCGAAAAAGGTATACCGCTGCCCTGGCCCAGATCGACCGCGAGCGGGAGCGGGCGGATTCGCTCACGTCCATTCAAGGCATCAAGCCGGTGCGGCAGAAAGCCGTATCAAAGAAGCCTGCCAAGAAGCACGCAGCCTCGGTCGTGCTGATGCTGTCCGATGTTCACTCCGAAGAGCGAGTAACGCCCGAGACGGTGAATGGCGAGAACGACTACTCGCTTGAGGTGTGCGAAGCTCGCCTCGCCGAACTAGAGCGGCGGTTCTTCCTCATGCTGGATCACGAGCGCCAGCTTGCCGACGTTCGCCGCGTCGTGATCTGGCTGGGCGGCGACTTCATCACTGGGCATATCCATCCTGACTGCGTAGAGGTGGCGCAACTCACGCCGCCGAACGCGACCCGCTGGATTGGCGAGCGGCTGCGCGGGCTAATCGACTCCATCGCGGAGCGCGTCGATAGCGTCGTGATCGCCACGAACGCCGGCAACCACGGACGCAGCACGGAGAAGAACCGGATCGCCACAGAACTCGATCATTCGTGGGAGCAGTTGATGTACCACACGCTCCACCGCGAAGAGCGGAACGCTAACGTCGAGTGGCGGATTGCGACCGGGCACCTGGGCTACGTTGACCTCGACGGGTTCACGCTCCGCACTACGCATGGTCACAGCATTCGCTACTCGGGTGGCGTCTACGGGCTTGCCCTGCCAGCGAGCAAGGCGATTGCAGCGTGGGACGCACACCGCCGTGCTGACCTCACGATCTTCGGCCACTACCACACCTGGGGCTGGCTGCGCGGTGGGCGATACGTGAGCAACGGCAGCGTGATTGGACACAGTGCCTACGCTGTCCACATCAAGGCCAGCCCGGAGCGGCCGTGCCAGGGGCTTGTGGTGATCGACCACGGCCGCAATGAAGTCACGAAAGCGTATCCACTGTTCTGCGACGAAGACTTGAAGAAAGGAAACCCATGAGCCCCGCCACACTGGAAGCCACGAACGAAGCCCTCCGCAACGCCGTCCGCGAGCGGATGCTGAACACCGATCCCAGCGACCCGAAGTGTGTCGGGTACCGCATTGACGAAGGCGATCCCGAGCCGTGTGGCGACTGCGAGATCTGCGAGCCGAGGCTGACCGGCGACGGCGTGATGAATGCGGGGGATGACAACTACGCGGAGTGGGTGCCGCCAGCGTATGCACGGGAGCAGGTGCACCCGACATCGCAGGCGTTCTTCGATCTGTGCGATGCGATGAAGGAGATGCACCGACGCAAATCGAGCGACTACGGCTGCCCCAGCGGCACCGACCCGCTGGCGAACATTCGCAACGGTGCGAAGTTCGTGGGCATCCCGTCGTGGAAGGGGGCGATGGTGCGGCTGTCAGACAAAGTCACGCGGCTCGCCAGCTACAACGCCACGGGCAGGCTGGAGAACGAGTCGCTTGAAGACAACCTGTTCGACCTGGCGAGCTATAGCCTGCTGGCTTTGCTGCTGCACCGCGAGGAGCAGGCGAAGTGAGCGTCTCCAGTCGCGGCTTCACGCTGATTGAGTTCATTGTCATCGGCGCCATCATCGGCACTCTTATCGGACTGTTCACGCGGCCTGCATGGAACATGGCAGGGAACGAGCCGATGCGGTCGTGGACGCTTTACACGGTGCAGCACGATGGGCACTGGTGGGTTCTCGGGACTACAGGAAACGGCTGCATCCATCACCCTGACTGTCCGTGCCGCAAGGGAAAGATTGAGGCCGAGCAATGAGTGCCCCGCTGATCCTAGGCGTTGGTGCCGTCTACCTGTTCGTGGCCCTTGACCAATACCGTCAAGGGTCGCCGGGTATGGCAATCGCGTGGTTCGGCTATGCCCTGGCGAACGTCGGCCTATCGATGGTGGCAAAATGACTGAGCCGCGCGTGCCGTACACCGAGGCCGAGGCCAACGAGGCATGGCAGTGGGTCAACGCCCGCGGCCCAGCGAACGCCTGGACCGCCACGGCTGGCACTGCCGCGAGGATGATCGGGCGGCTGCTTGAGGAACGTGAGCGGCTGACTGCGATGCTCGCCGTGGCGAGGGCGCGGCTTGACGAGATCGGTAGCGTCCGCATCACCGATCAGTGATCCGGGCCGGCAGGCGAGTCGCCGCCAGACTCAGGGTGCTCCTTTCCACCCCGAGCAGGCGACCCTGCCGTGCCCGGTTCAGTCGATCTGGAGCGGCGGGAGGAAGTCGAGAGCCGACGCCTCTCCCGCGATCCGCCTGTCGATGTAGTGATCGAGGGTTGTCTTTGAATCCTTGTGCGTCAGAAATTCCGTGGCATCCCCTCCCCCGGCTTTGACGTAGCTGCCGGCCGCCTTACGGATTGCATGAAAGCCCCTCGGCTCCACGCCCGCCTGACGGCAGATGTATTGAACACGCTGGAAGATCGACCCAGCCTTGCGGTAGTCCAGCCACGGCCACACACGCTCGCCTGGAGCCCGCCTGCCCTTCTCCAGCCACTCGGCTAGCTGGGGCGTGATCTGGCGTGTAATCGTCCGCCCGAGCCCCTTGCGGTGCTCTGATAGGAACGTGATGGTGCGGCGGCGGGAATCGACCTGACTCCATCGCACTTCGAGGTGGCTGCCGATACGTTCCCCGGTGTAGTAGTTCGCCATGAACAGCGTGGGCCAGAACCACGCCGCCTGCACGGGGCCGATCATGCCGCTACGCCTGCGGGCCTCACGAACCATGCGGCTAATCTCCTCCACGGTGTAGGCCGATGGGGCGTGGTGCGGCACCTTCACGATTCCACGCGGGAGATCGGGGAAGTTCTCGACCATCCGCTTGCGGGCGGCTGCGTTCCACAAGCTGACGAGGTGGGCCATGTCCTTCCTGACGGTCGCGGCGGTGACGATCATGCCGCGATGCGGCGTGACGGCTCGCCAGCGGAGGTATTTCGCTACCTGGAGATCGTCAAAATCGGACAGTTCCGGCTCGCGTCCAAGAAAGTCGCGGAAGCGGTCGATGGTCTGGGAAAACAGCGTGACGCTGCGGGGCTTCAGGTTGTGCAATACTGCGTATCGGTCGTTCAAAAACTCTCGAATAGTCATCGCGATGATCCCTCCTTCATGCGGCTGGCATGCGTGTAGTATACAAAACTTCACGCCCCATGCCCTCCGCTGCTTGTTCTGTTCAGTAGATGCTATGGCGAGGCCGGAAGCGGAGGCAAAGGTCTTTGTTTTGCCGCCGCCATGCCCCGCCTGGAACGTGCGTCTACTGGCGGAAATGCTGTTTTTCCCGCGTCTGGCTCGATTTGATTCGCACAGATGTGACGATACGATTGAGGGGATGATCGCAATGGCAGACATACGCTCGCTGACGAAGGACTTCATGACCGTCCGTGAGGTCATGGGCCGCATTGCCGCCCGCGCCCACAGCACGGTGCTGCGGCTGATCCGCATCGAGGGCGACCCGAAAACGTCTGGCAGGCCGCTCCAGGGCATCAACGTGCCTGGGCACGGCTGGTTCATCCTGCGGAAGAGCGTGGATGACTTCTGTGCCGTCCAGGCAGCCAAAGCCCCCGGCGTCGGGTTCCCCAGGGGGCGGCCCAGGAAGGCAGAGTCGGGCCAGCCTGTGGTGAAAAAGGCGGCGAAAAAGACCGCCGCCAGGAAGAAAAAGCCCCACTAACTCCCGTGATTTGTGGGGTTTTCCAGAAAAATCGGATTTCTGTCTGGATTCCCTCTTGCATATGCACAGACCTGTCGATATGATCTGTGCATGACGTGGACGAGTGAGCCACGGCAAACGCCAGACGGGAGACGAAACGATGGGATGGATGACAAACCAATACGGGCAGGTGGTCGAGGCGATCATCAAGGGTCGAAAGTACCGGGTCGAGAAGGTGTCCGAGACTTATGAGCACCCGAAGCTGGCGGCCGACTTGATTGCTCGCGGTTTTGATGGCTGCTGCTACCTGCTCCACGGTGTTCGCGGTGCCGCGATGATGGCATACCGCTCAGAGGCCACCGGACGTTTTGTCACGGTCTGACCGCCATCCCCCGCCCGCCGGCAACAGGGCCGGCGGGCAACAGCACGACGGAACAAATGGGAACAAACGGGAACAAAACGATGAACGCCACCACTCAGCAGACCGTGACCTACAGAATCGTGACGATCCGTGACCCTCGCACTCCCGGCTTTTGCTGGTACGAGATCGAGGGCCGCAACGCCGCCACGGGCGAGGCGTGGACTGCCGCCGTCTGCGACACGAAGGACGAGGCCCGCGACACGCTGCGAGCGATGGAAGGAGCCAGCCGATGATCCACGACACGCTCCGCGCCGCCTTGCTCATCGCCGTGTTTGCCGCCGCAGCTTCGATTGCGGTGGAGACTCGGCAGCGTCTGGCAGTGATCGACATCGCCAGCCGCATGGCAACGCCAGTGCAGCCCCAGGCGATGCCGCAGCCCGTCTACCACGCAATCCCGCAGCCAGAGCCGGGGCGGTTGCAGCGTTTCGGGCGGGCCACAATCGACCTCGCGGACGCTGCGCTAGGTGTGATTCGCTGATCTAGTTGACGATATGCACACATGCGTCTATACATATGCACAAATCCGACCAAGCGAACACACCAAAACCACCGCTTTTCCCGTCCGAAACTCATCTTTCCTTGGAAGGATTGACCCCCTGCCCGCTAGCGGTAGATTACGCCACCCCGACAGTTGAACGTCCGTCCACCTGAACCCCCGTCACGCAAAGGAGACTACCGATGATCGCTCAGTCCGACAACCGCCACCCCGGTGATGCCGAGTACCTCGCTGCTGCCGCCGCTCTGTGCGAGCAGACGCCCCGCACTGCCCAGGATCACGCCTTCGCTATCGGCGATTGGGTCAACGGAACCAGTGGCGGCAAGGCATGGAGCGGCCGGATCGTCGCCATCTGCGGCAACCGCATCGACGTTGAGGCCCACATGGCGTGGCTCACAGTGGATGCCCGCGACATCACGCACTGAACGAACGAAAGGACCGCCGGCAGGCAGGACGCCAGCTAGCGAAAGGATGCCGGTGGAACCGGCAACGCACGGAAGCGAACGACAAGCCCGCCAGCACGACGCGAAACGGGCCACTTTTCACGAACGAAAACGAAGAAACGAAAGGAAATCGACAATGGTTCAGATTCGCAAGGCTCGCCGGTCGGCGACCAAACTCAGGCTGCTCGTGAGCGGCCCGAGCGGCTCAGGCAAGACGTGGGGGGCGATCCAGATCGCTCGCGGGCTGGGCGGTCGGTGCGTGGTCATCGACACGGAGGAAGGCAGCAGCGACCTCTACGACCACCTGCACGACTTCGATGTGATCGACGTGCGGCAGCCGTTCACGCCCGAGGCGTACATCGAAGCCATCGACGCTGCCGAGAAGGCTGGCTACGACGTGATCATCATCGACTCGGCTACGCATTGCTGGAGCGGGCCGGGCGGGTGCCTCGACCTCTTGGAGGACATCGCGAAGGCACAGTTTCGCGGCAACACCTGGAGTGCCTGGAGCGTCATCACGCCACGCTGGCGGCGGTTCGTGGATCGGATCATTCACTCGCCCATGCACATGATCTGCACGGGCCGGTCGAAGACCGAAACGACGCAGTCGGAAGGCCCGAACGGGAAGAAGCGTGTCGAGAAACTCGGCATGAAGCTCGAAGCCCGCGACGGCCTGGAGTACGAGTTCACCGTCTGCCTCGACCTGATCCACAACGGGCACTACGCCACCGTGTCGAAGGATCGCACGGGCTTGTTCTCTGGCGATCCCAAGCCCATCACGCCCGAGACAGGCAAGCGGATTGCCGAGTGGCTTGCCGGCGGTCACGCGGTGGAGGCACCGCAGCCCAGCGATGACCCGGAGGTGGTGGAGAAGGCAACCGCCGCCATCAGTACGGCGACCAGCCTCGACCGCCTGGACACGATCACCGCCACGCTCGCCGAGCGGCTTGCCGGTGGGCGTATCACGCAGGCCACAGCCGAGCGGCTTAGCCGGCTGGCATCAGAGCGACGAACGACGATTGCGATTGAGATGGAAAAGACCCCGGCCTTCACGGCCTAACCCAAGAGAAAGGACAGACAGAGATGGATTTCACGATCCCCCAAGAAGACCCCATGACCACGACCACTGCCGAGCGCGACATCGTGCCGGTGGGTGTTCACCAGATGGAGATCAAGGCAGCCGAAGAGGGCGTATCCGAGTGGAAGGTGTGCGACGAGAACCCGAACGGTGCCGTGCTCAAGCTGCGGCTCTCAACTGTCGGCGGCAATCACCAATTCGTGTTTGACGATCTTCCGCAGCACCTCGGCTGGCGTGCTCGCCAACTCGCCGAGGCGTGTGGTGGTGGCGTCGCTGGCGGCGTGGTCAGCCTGAACCCGGATGACCTCGTCGGCCGCGTGATCGAGGTGGAGATCAGCCACTACACGGCGAAGACGAGCGGCAAGGTGCGGGCCGTCGTGAAGAAGTACCTGCCGGCGAAGCCGTCAGCGGCGAGCAAGCCGAAGGCGGCTGCCCCTCGCACCCAGGCGGCGAAGGTCACGGCTGATCTCGATCCTGATCACATCCCGTTCTGAGGTGCAGCATGATCCCCACTGAACTCGACTCGATCATCCGCGTCGCCACGAAGGCTGTTGCTCAAGACGAGCACACGCCCGAGAGCGAGCGGATGTGCTGCCGGCACCTGCTGAAACTGGCGATCCCACTCCTAGAGCAGGCTCGCCTTGAAGCCGACCTGAACGCTATTCGCAATGCACCCGACAGGGACACGGCGAAGCGGGTTCGTGAGCGGCTCATGCTGGATGCCGCTGCGAAGCGGCGTTCGGCGGCAGATGCCGAAGCGGCTGGCTACTTGCTGTTTGAGGTGTGGGGGCCAAAGCAGGCTCTCGGCAACTACCCGTCAGGGATGTGCCGAACCGGCGACTAGGAGACAGACCGGCACGCGGTTGTCGCAGCGGCTGCATCGGGCCGCATCCGCAGGTGAGCACAGAGAGCCTTGAAAGTCCTGTGCAGTCGAGGCCGGTTCATACCTCCCTGGCTGGTGACTCGACCGGGTGCCGCACGTTACGCGGCCGAAACACAAGGACGTGAAGAGATGACCAAAGCAAAAACCTTCGCCGACATTGCCCCGCACTACCTCGCCGAGCGAGTGGTGTCTGCCGTCTACGCCGCGAACGTCAAGCGAGTCGCCGGCAAGATCGGCACCGTGTCGGTGGAGCGGCTGAACAAGTACATCATGCAGCGAGCCGAGCAGGTGAGCGGCATCACTGCCCGGTCAGAGCGGACGATTGCTCTGTGCATGTGGCGGTGGGCCTATGACCGTGGGTTGCTCGACATCGCCCCGCGTGGCGTGCTCAAGATGAAGGCGAGGAAGCGGCCTACGAAGGCATGGACGATCCCGCAGCTACAGGCACTGGTCAAGGCTACGCGCCAGTACGACGGCAAGTGGATGCGGTCGCAGGCTGACTTGGGCCAGTTCCTTCGGGCGTGGGTCTTGCTCGCCTACGAAACCGGCGCGAGGTTCGGCGACGTGATGGCGTTCCGGGCCGAGCACCTGGACGGCGACACGATTTCGTGGACGCAGAGCAAAACCGGCGACCCGATGGTGCGGTCGCTCACGCCGGCCTGCCTTGACGCCTGTGACGCCATGCTCAAGCGGTCGCCCGACACGACCATCGTCGGATGGGCATGCGGCAAACGCGAAGCCATGCGACTCATGCGGAAGCTCCTCGACTCGCAAGGTCTGGGCGGCTCTAGCAAGTGGCTGAGGCGCAGCGGAGCGACTCACTGCGAGATGGCCCAGCCCGGAGCCGGCCGTCTTCACCTTGGGCATCGGTCGCCTGCTTTGTTCGAGTCTGCCTACGCAGATTTTTCGCAGCTAAGAACGAAGACGCCGAAGACGCCGCCGCTTGTCTGACACGAAGGAGAGTCACGGATGACTAGGACAACTGCACCCATAGCCGACAGCGTGGGGGAATATCCCCTCTTTGCTCAAGCCGAAGGCCGCCGTGCCCGTGACGCGGGCATGGTCCAGGTGCTCGGCAACGCTGGCGAGTCGTGGCGGCACGACGCCATGAGACTGATCCGCGAGCGGCTCGCGGGGCAGGAAGTTCTGGCAGAGAAGTTCCGCGTGCTGTGCGAAGCGAACGGCAT